AAAGAATCCATTCTCTTGAAACGCTCCACCCGCAGGACCGAAAGACAAAGCTCCAAATCTCCAGTTAGAAGTGTCCATGACCCGTGGTGCTATACCCAGAGTGCTTGAGGGGACCGTCAGCATGTCCACAACAAGCTCGCCAGCACCATCCACCACAAGGTTACGAGCACTGTGTACGAGCCTCTGAGAGCCGTTTGAGGCGATGGCATAAACTTCTACTTTACCCTTCATAAATATCCACGCTTGAAACTTGGAAGAATCCAACAGGTGAAACTCCCCACCCTAAAGCACCACCATCCATAATTGCCGTCTCATCCTCATACATGCCAGAGGCAGAGCGATAATTTAGGCGACTTCCACCACTAACTTCCATAACCGCAGAAGTATTGTAAGCATCTCTACTTGCTAAACCACTACTTAAAGATTTAAAGTATCTACAAACAGATTTAAAATCTTGCACTGTTAGCTGGGCATCACCATAATCAGTTTCAATCACTGCATTATTATAGTTAGTTAGATCAACAATGGAAATCTCTTCGATAACCACAAACTTCCGATCATCTCCGTCACGGACGAACAACTCGATTGCATACTTCTGGTCGGTCCTGTGAACGTAACCCTTAGCTTCTTCATACTCAGCAGTCGGAGGAGTTACTCCAAAATCATTATTTGTGGTAAACCTAAACTTCATCTCTTGTAGAGAGTTCTCGTTTATATTAACAATAGCTAGGGGGTTAGATCCTTCGACAATCTGAGTCTTCCCAATAGGCTCCCAACATCTATAATCATAAGTGGTCTCCAGAAGAGGCCCGTCTGCAACACTTTCTCCACGACCTATTACGTTATCAAGATTGAATGTATCAAAAGTATTTAGTTGAACTTTATTTTCAACCCAGTTAATGCCTGCGGTGGAGTTTAAAAAGTTATTAGTTACTATCTCCCATCTGTCAAACTCTCTACCACAGTCATCATATACACCTTGAGGATCAAAAGACCAGATATGCCCATACCCTTCATCCAAAGTATGAATCCAACAACCAAGGCTTTGTCCTCCACATAAGTCGAAGCCTCTGGATATGTTATGAGCTTTTACAGTTATCTCATATTCGTGATTAGGTTGTAAGAAGTTTTTTGCTTGAGTAGTGTCTGAGGGGTCAATCACGATCCGAATTCTTGGGAAGGTTGACCCAGACTCACCTCGGTGATACTTGATAATTTGATTATTAATTAAGTACTTAGCGTAGGAGTACTTGCTTTGATCATCTCTAGACAACCTGAACAAGCTGAATGTTGGGTTACTAGGACCAGTAGGGACCGTCACATCTGATGAGGTGTCAACTAACTCCACCCCACTAACAAGATGCTTATTTCTAAACTCAGGCTTAGAGAGATATAAATCAGTGGAGTCCGAAGCGGCTACTGTGCCAACTTCATATACACTTCCTGAAGTTCCTGAAATACTTAAGACTCCACTGCCATCAGCAAATGCGATATCAGCTTCGTATAAAGAAGAGCTTGCAGACAAATACCCAGATGCATCTAATGCTGACCCATCAGTGTCTAGGTTTGAGTTGTAGATTAGAGGGCCAAAGGAGTGTGAGAACATGTTAGGCACACCAAGGAGGTTATAATTGTTGGTTGTGCCATGCCCCCCAAAGAGACCCATGTAGTCATTGTACAGCCTATGAACTTTCCTACCAAACGTAAAGTGGTCATAGTCATGTATGCTTGTATCAGAATTATCGTTTTCAATAAGCTGGTTTGCAATTGATCTAATTACAGAATCCATTGGGTCGTAAGTAGTGTTAAATTGATTAAACCAGTCTTGGAAACTAGTGGGCCTAAGCAGAGAAGACTCAGACGGCCAATCCGTATTACTAACTCCTGTCTGGGCATCGAAGCATCCTGAAACTAGAGAGCTTGCTTGTAGGTATTTTTCTAAATCATTTACACGGGTCATCATGTAAACAATTTCGGGTAGTTGCCCCCTTCTACCGTAGGTGTTACAACTAGATGTTGGAACATTCTGCTTTGCTCTAGATGCAAAAGTATTGCTTACATCATAGCCGAAGTGGGAGCTAGGGGAGGTAAGGTTTTGACAAATTTCCCAGACAGGGTGAACATCCCCTAGAAGATAACCTATACCACAAGCTTGTGTATCCTCAACTAAAGATACCTCTTGGAAGTGTTGAGATGAGGGGACAAAGCCTAGAGGCAAGTATCCTGTAGCTGACGAATAATAACTAGTAGATAATTCTAGTGATCCGGGATTATTCCTCCCACCCCTAGTGAATAATTTACCCTCTGGTAGAAGGTTCTTAAAGCTTCTGCGTCGAAGTGAGTTTCTAGGAGCCGCTCCTCTGGCTACAAAATCAATAGCTTGGCCCGACCCAGAAACCATAATGTCATTAATGTTATTAACATCTGTTCTTTTGAAGCGGTTTGGGGTTAGTCCTGCGGATAACGACAGATTAGCCATATCCACCGCGCAAGTAGCCCAGCCAGTGGTTACTGTTGAAGAACCTTCATACAGGTCATTGAAGTTGGGTCTCCACTCTTGGCACGGATTATCAGCGATAGCATCTAGGCTGTCTGCAACACTTGATACCCCCACTAAAATCTCAGGCATAGCGTGCGCTGGGATAACTTGATTTAATACTCGCACAACTTTGGTTAAGCCATACTTGCTTGTAGACTCAAGAGCATCAGAGTTAAAGTTAAAGCTACTAGCATCAAAATTAACAATAAAGTGAGAAGACTTACCGTTCCAGAGGGACAAGAGACTCGCAGGGTCTGGTGTCCTTTCCGATGTTACGTTCTTTAGAATAGTATCGTAATTAGGTGCATACTTCTTTTCTTTTGTAAAGAATAGGAAACTGTTAATCGCGCTATCCGTATCCAAGGTTTTTACGGTGTTTACATCAATGTAATCCGTAACTTGGTTTGCAAAACTAGTGTCTACACCATAGCATCTAAGGTAGTAATTAATCCTTTCAAGCATCCCCGACGAAATCTTCGTAGGCATGTAATACTGACGCTTCTCATACGGTGGGATGTATTGGATACCCCCTCTATATTGGAACACAAACTCCGGGTCGTAGTATAAAGTAAGCTCGTCCGACCCAGCCTCAAACTGTGATCCAACGAAGTATCGTACATCCCCTTCCGAGTCTACTTGAATATTATACGGCCCGATGTAAGCACCCGTACCTACCTCTGAACCTTCAGGCCATTGCAGTTGTGGCACTGGGAAAGGTTTACCTCCGAGGAAGAAAGAGTTTGGAAACTCCCTGACTAGATCAAACATTATCTTGTCTACCAACATCTTAATATTGGTGTTTAGATTAGCAGGATCATACTTAGTAACTCCGAACTGTTTTGCTAATTCAGGAGTGTAAGTGTCAAAGTTTTGGAATGCAGCAGAACTAGTAGCAAGGGAGTAGTAGATTAAGTCTGGGACGTAAGACTCCCAAAGCTCTTTTAAGTTTTGAGTAGGGGTACTGAATACTCCTGTAGAAAATAACGTATCAAGTAAATATTGGATTGACCGCTTCGTGCCTTTCATCTTATAGATGTCTACTGCGTTGCGAAGCTGTACTCGCCACTTATCAATGTCGCCCCCAATAAACTTCCAACCAATAAGTTCCCCAAGAAGTTCTAAGAATTCCTCAGGACACTTACCAATATCATAAAGAACATTAAGCTCTGCTTGTTCTGTTACTCGATCAGCGATAGCGAAAGAGATGGAGTCTACAAACCTCTTCAATGGGCCTGCTTCTTCTACATCTGTAATCAAAACCCCATCAGTCGTAATAGAGGAGGTGTCAAAAAAGGATGTGAATGCAGACTTTACTTTATTATCTGTGCTGTCTAAGAAGTGCGGAGAGTATACGATATCAACCAAAGTCTTCAGCCGATCTACCACTTGGGTACCGCTGGTGTATACGCCCACACTGCTATCCAAGGATGAGGTATAGCTTACTGGGATAATGTCATCCGTTGTCGCAAACGTAGGCTGGTTCTTCCAGAGATACTCTTGATACAGTGCTAGGGTATCTTGTAGTACGATTGATTTACCTTGCCATACTGTTTTTGCTAGAAGTTCTGGTAGAGCCGTGGAGGGGTCAAACGGGGTAGGCGCAGTCGGCAGATCTGCTGGTGCTGGTCCTGATCTGTTTAAGAAATATACCCAACCTAAATTGTTTGCTAGGTACTTATATGTTCCCGATGAATCATTAGAAAACGCGCTAGCGGTCAGTGTGGCTAAGTTATCTGTTGCGTGGTCTCCCGCATGAACTAGAGGGATGCTAGGGAGGAGTGTTCCAGAAACGTAATCAACGAACGCTTGGCTTGTCGCGTAGTCCTTTAGCTTTACGTTTAGAGGGGTTAGGATATTTCTTTGAAAATCATCCGAGTTAATCTGTGCTGGGTTTTGAGTTTTGTAGAAGTATCTTGCGAATCCTTGCGGGGTTCCTAGGCTAGAAAGCTCCTCATCATACGTTAGAGACGATACTGGGAATATGGTAGCTTGGTTCTTATTAGCAAGAATATGTGAGTTGATTAGCTGGTTAGGGTATGATACATGCGTCCCACTAATTGTCTGCTCATCGGAAAAATAAAACTTTGGAATAATCTTCCGAATAGCATCCGAGTAGTTTCTTTTAAAATACTGCTGCTCATCATTAGAGACTATAAGATCGTCCCTAGAAGTTACGACAGCCATGACCTCAGGTATAATCTTACCCTGATCATCAAATCTAGATTTTTGGACGTATCTTCTTGCCATTAGATTAGAACAGTGTTGATAGTAAAGTTATTTAGCTGAATAATCTCACTAAAATCGACCTCGGTAACCTCTGGGAGATTGTCAATCGTGGAGTACCTAACACTAGGTAGTCTGAAGATCTCCCTGTTTAGCTCCGAAGCTATAAAAGGCTTACCAAAATCAGCATTATCAATATTGAAATACTCCCGAATTATCTCAGCAACCTCTTGCTCAACCTGCTGTTGGCGAGGAGATAGCTCTCTGTCAATGCGAATAGTTATAACTATATCTAAAGTTCTAATTAAGCCATCAACCACTACTACTTCATCCGTTAGCATCTTCTTAGGTTCAATCTCTTCTAACAACTCCTGCTTAAAAGTAGGAGAAGCTTTTTGCAATCTAAGATCATCTGCCTTCTCTAAAGTATACATGTCAATTACGTTGCCTGACGAAAAAGCGTCTCTAACAGCAGCAGTAGTTTTACCTACGGTTCCTTGTTTTGATCTAAACGTATTACCAATAGCAATAAAATCTTCAAGAGTTACAACCCTATCTTGTCGTTTGAAAGTATATGGGGCGTACTTTTTAGCGTGTTCGGCAGTTTCTGCCTCTGCTCCACCCGTGGCAGGTGTTCTGTTTTCTACCGTTAAGGATGTCGCACCTCCTGATCCTGCTCGGGCTGTTGTTTCTACATTTAACACCCCTTGGTCCAAGTTTCCTCTAGACCCCCCTCCCACTCTATAGGCTACAGTAAACTCAGCACCTGCGGGTGGGGAAATTCCAAGAGCATTATCGCCAAAAAGAACAGTGGCTGCGTAGTTATCATCGTAGACCACTTGGAAAATTTTATCAGTTCCACCAGAGGCTGAGTATAACCTATCTGCCTGAGTATAGGCTCCGTTCGCGTCAGAGTCTTCGTTTTCCGTGGTCACAAAAACTTGAACACTTCCCTCCACAATCGGAGAGTTTGTTAAACCAATTCTTTTGTTACCTTCTAAAGTATCAAAGGTGCCTTTCTGAATAGCTATGGCACCCTCAAGCAAAGCGCAGTTCTCAAACACAGAACTAGCCCCTGTTGCCCCACCATTTGC